TATCCTCAAAATGCTGAGAAAGTAAATGGTCGTTGGGCAATGGTTGGTTTCATTGCACTGATTGGTGCTTATGTTACTACAGGACAAATCATTCCTGGTATCTTCTAATGGATTTTTCACATCCCTACTGGAAGTACGCAGAGAAGGTCAATGGACGTCTCGCAATGCTCGGTCTAGTGATCGGGACTATCAACTATGGTCTATTCGGTTGGATAGCACCAGGTTTATTCTAAACAAACAATTACAAGGTACAAACAAATGACACCAGAAGCAGAAAAGTTTAACGGTTGGATGGCAATGATTGGATTCGTTGCAGCAGTTGGAGCATACGCAACAACAGGTAACATCATTCCAGGTATATTCTAATGAAAAAAGATATCGAACCACAAAAGAAAATTGCAGAAAAGTGGAACGGTAGACTTGCTATGTTAGGGTTGATTGCAGCAGCAACATCCGATATATTGACAGGTCACATGTTCTTCGGTCAATTCTAAATGACAGATCTTTCTGTAGTATCAGATATATCACCCTTTCAAGCAATACTATGGTGCTTCTATCCCATAGGAGCACTTGTATTTCTTGAACTATTCATCCGTGCCATCAATGATGATGACGATGATGATTTTGATGGTGGTAAAGCAGTCCCAGTTTATCAAGGAGCAACCTAATGCAACATTTACTATTCACAACATTAGTAACAGCATACATCATATCAGGTGTAGGCAACATCGCTTTCGCATGAAGAAAGTGTTTTACAATCCATACTATCCATTGATAGAATTCGGATTCTTTGTTATTGTAGGCACAGTAGCAGGATTCGCAGGAGTAGTATGAAGGGTTACACACCACTAAAACAAGTTCCCAGAATATTTTGTTGGGCAGTCGTCTTTGCAATATTGTTTGGTATAACTACCACAGCATATGCAGACGTACCAGTATTATATGTTCAAGTTCCTCAGTGGACTGACGATTGGGCGGTGTGTGCAGTAGACATACCTGACGCACAATGTCATTGGTATGTACAAGAGGCAGACAACACATTTGGGGAAGGTTTCGATTGGGAAACTGCTCCATGGTTTGATGCCAATGGTTTATACGATGTACCAGCAATACAAGCATCGACAGCAGTAGAGAAGTTGCAAGATAGATAGTATGCTATCATGGCAACATGGAAAAGATAGAGATTAGTAATACCTTCCACAACTTCTTAGAGGTTGTAGAAAAAAGATTTATAAAAAATGAAAGATGGGATAGGTCGTATGATTATCATGCGGATCCCATCTTTTTTACTAGCATCACATTCTTAAAAATGTTGCTAGAAAATAATCAAAGACTTGACTTACCAAGTAAGTATCTGGTATTCAATGATCAGGAGGATGTGACACCAAAAAAGAAGTTTGATCATGACTTACTAAAAAGAAAATTTCCTAAGTGTATTGACACACCTGTTGTAGGATACTATCCTCCTACAGGATTTGTAGGTTGGCATACCAACTATAAGGTGCCAGGTCATATTATATTGTTCAACTGGTCAGAAGATGGAGAAGGGTTTTTCAGATTTGCTAAAGGCAATAGAATGGATACTATAAAGGATGGAAAGGGTTGGAGTTGTAAGGTGGGATATTTTGGAGAGAATGTAGAAGATCAATTATGGCACTGTGCTAGGACAGAGTGTCGTAGGTTTTCTTTTTCGTATCGGTTTGCAAACAAACAAGATTGGCAGGATGCAGTTGACTTGATACTGGGTTAGTGTTATTGTATAAGTGTTAGACATTTATCATGAAACTCAGGGAACCTATGAGACTATCTGAAAAGACAACTAAAATTCTTCAGAACTTCACGTCTATCAATCAGTCATTGCATTTCAAAGAAGGAAATACATTGAGAACTATGTCAGTTATGAAAAATGTTCTGGCAGAGGCACAGATTGAAGAGTACATACCACGTGAATTTGCAATCTATGATTTGCCACAGTTCTTGAACACATTGTCATTGACTGCTACACCATCTATTGATGTGTCTAGTAACCAGTCACATGCAACAATCAAAGGAACATCAAATCATCAGACAAAATTCTTCTTCTGCGATCCTAGTGTCATTGTGGCACCACCAGAAAAGAAGATGGAACTTCCTAGTATAGATGTGGAGTTCAACCTATCAGAGCAAGACCTAAAGAGTTTACTCAAAGCATCATCTATCATGCAACTACCAGACCTATCTGTTGTAGGTAATGGTAATACTGTAGAAGTGATAGTATCTGATCGTAAGAATGATACATCGAATGTTTATAGTCTTACTGTCGGAAATACTGAACACACATTCTCATTCAACTTCAAGATAGAGAATATCAAGACACTTATTGGTGGATACACTGTTCAGATTTCTAAGAAGAATCTTGCTAAGTTCTATAGTAGTTCATATAAACTTACATACTTCATTGCATTAGAACCTGATTCTAAGTTCGATGAATAATTACGGACTAGAGATAGCGTTCTGGGTTATACTAGGACTCTATCTCGTATATCTCTGGGAGGAGAAAAAGTGAATAGTGAAGGTAACGAAGACAAGGGTACACCTAGAGTAAACAAAGACGCTGTCAAAAAGTTAGTCAAACAATACAAGAAAATCAAGAAGTACCACAAGTCAAACATCTTTCAAATCAAACAACTAGATGACCAATGAATTTCTATGGGTCGAGAAGTATCGTCCCAAGACAATCGAAGAGTGTATTTTACCAGACTCAACAAAGAAAACCTTTGCTGAGTTTGTACAGTCTGGTGAATTACCTAACTTATTACTTGCAGGTCCACCAGGTGTAGGTAAAACTACAGTTGCAAAGGCATTATGTAATGAGTTAGGTGTTGATTATTATGTAATCAATGGTTCTGATGAAGGAAGATTTCTAGATACTGTAAGAAACCAAGCAAAGAGTTTTGCTTCTACTGTCTCGTTGACGAGCAGTGGCAAACATAAAGTAATCATAATAGATGAAGCAGACAACACGACCCACGATGTACAACTCCTTCTTAGGGCAAATATTGAAGCGTTTTATAACAACTGTCGTTTCATCTTCACCTGTAATTACAAGAACAAAATTATTGAACCTCTCCACAGCAGATGCTCGGTGGTCGAGTTCGGAATTAGAGGGAAAGAAAGACAAGAACTAGCAGCAAAATTCTTCAAAAGATTACAGACAATACTGACAGAAGAAAAAGTAAAAGCAGAACCTAAAGTTTTAGTAGGACTCATCAACAAACATTTTCCTGACTGGAGAAGAGTTCTAAACGAATGCCAGAGATATTCTACAAGTGGTGAGATTGGTAGTGAAGTTCTTACTGCACTATCTCCAACGAATACAAATGAGTTGATAGGTTTTTTATCTAAGAAAGAGTTTCAAAATGTAAGGAAATGGGTAGTACAAAATCTTGACAACGATCCTAACTCTATACTAAGATCAGTATACGATTCAATATACGAAAACTTGAAACCGTCCTCTATTCCAGAAGCGGTTCTCATCATTGCAAAGTATCAATACCAATCAGCATTTGCTGCTGATCAGGAAATCAACATGCTTGCAGCAATGACTGAACTCATGGTGCAATGTGAGTTCAAATAATGTATAATTAGTATGTACGAAGTTTTATTATGAACGTGACTCCTCAGATAACACAAACTATTCAAGAAATTCCAGTCTGTGTACCAGAACCGGCACCAGAAGGTAGGACGATGATCCAACATGTTGGAGTTGTCGGTATTGTTGTCTTCCTAGTATCAGCAATCGTTGCATCATTCTGGTTGATTGGTAAAGGATTGACTAAAGAACAACTAGCAGATCTAAAGAAAAAAGAAGAGGCACCAAAGCGAAAAACTAGAAAGAGATCAAGTGCCAAAAGTAAAAATACTAAGTCAGAATAGTATGAAGTGTTTAGTTACAGGCGGTGCGGGATTCATAGGATCTCACATCGTCGAAAGACTACTGGAAGATGGTAGTGAAGTTGTCGTTGTGGACAATGAATCAGCAATCAGTAATGATGAATTCCACTGGTATGCTTCAGCAAGTAATCATAAGGTAGACATAAGAGATTATGATAAGATAAGACCATTGTTTGATGGTGTAGATTGTGTTTTTCATTTAGCAGCATTCAGTAGAATACAAATTGCTATGAAAAATCCAGATGCTTGTATAGATGTCAATTACGTTGGCACTAACAATCTTCTGAAATGTGCTGTGGAAGCAGGAGTAAAAAGATTTGTAAACTCTTCCACATCATCCTCATATGGTTTAGCAAACACACCTCCTCTAAGAGAGGACATGCCTACAGATTGTCTAAACCCATACTCAGCATCTAAAGTTGGAGCAGAAATTTTATGTCAGATGTATTCAAAATTGCACGGACTCTCAACCGTGACCTTGAGGTACTTCAATGTTTACGGTCCTCGTCAACCACTAAAGGGAACATATGCTCCCGTGATTGGTTTGTTCGAGGAGCAAAAGAAGGCAAGAAAACCATGCACCATAGTTGGTGATGGTGAGCAGAGAAGAGATTTTACACACGTGTCAGATGTAGTAGAAGCAAATATGTGTGCAATGCAAACAAATTGTGATGGAGTATTTAATATTGGTACTGGTAAAAATCATTCTGTAAATGATATTGCAAAATTAGTCAATAACCCTTATAATACAGTACAAATACCATCAAGACCTGGTGAAGCAAGAATAACTCTTGCGGATAATACAAAAGCAAAAACATTATTGGGTTGGGAACCTAAGAAAGAACTTCATGAATACTTTGAAAACTCCTCTAAGATATCCTGGCGGTAAGTCTAGAGCAGTAGAGAAGATATATTCAAGATTCCCTTATGGTATAAAAGAATATCGTGAACCTTTTTTGGGTGGTGGTAGTGTTGCATGCTACATCACACAGAAGCATCACAATCTCCCTGTATGGGTAAACGATTTGTACTTCCCTTTATATAATTTTTGGGTACAACTTCGTGATAATAATGATTATGTTTACAAACAACTACAACAACTCAAGAGTAGATACCCTGATCCATCATCAGCGAAAGGTTTGTTCCTTGATGCAAAGGAGAAGTTGAACGATGAGACCACCGATCTCCCCGACAAGGCTGTTTGTTTCTATATTATTAATAAGTGTAGCTTCAGTGGGCTTACTGAATCGTCTTCGTTCTCCCCGCAAGCCTCAGATTCCAACTTTTCTATGCGAGGTATCGAAAAGATGCCCTATTACGGATTACTTATAAAGAAGTGGAAAATAACAAACTTATCTTACGAAGAGTTACTAGATGGTGATGATGCTTTCTGTTATCTTGATCCACCATATGAGATAGGTTCTAACCTATATGGTAAGAAGGGAGCAATGCACAAAGGATTTGATCACGATCAGTTTTTTACTGTATGTGATTTATCAAAACAAGAATGTTTAGTAAGTTATAATACTACACAAGTTATAAAGAGTAGGTTTCTAAATTGGACAGCATCAGAATTTGATCTGACATATACTATGAGATCAGTTGGTGAGTATATGAACGAACAGAAACATAGGAAAGAACTGCTACTTTCAAACTACTAGATAATATAGCAATATACAAAATATGTTATCTACACAATATCGTCTTCGACTGGAAGGCATTTGTAAGTCAATCGCTGCTGGTCAAGAAGTCTCAATAGCAGACATGATCTGGGCAGAAAAACTTTCAAAAGCGAATACGAGTGCAAGAGGTATGTTGAAAACTGCAAGACGTATGGTTACAAATCCAAACGATTCTTTTCTGAATAGCTTGAACATAGGAGACCCCGATTCAAGTAATCATCGAAGGGGTTTCACATCACCTGATGAGGTGGTAGACTGGTTTCATCAAGAGAGATCAGATGACTGGAGACAACGTGACTAAAGGATACGATTTATTTGGAGACCATGGGAGAAACTTACCTACTCCTCATGGTAGTGGCACAAGACCTATGTACGCTGACATGGGTAAATCATGTGCACCAGATCCAAATCGTAAAAGAACTTACCCAGAAGTAGTTGCTTTGTTTTGTCTCGACTCACACAACACCAGTTACTTCTTCAAAAGGGAAGATGGGACATACTATTGGTTACATGCTCGCAAAGATAAAGATGATGAATATGTGGATGCAAATAACCTACAATTAGAAATGTTTGAAGATCCTATCTTATCTAAAGAGTTTGTTATGAATGCTATATTGTAGGTATATATACTTATATGAAGCAAATCAACACATTCGTCTTAGATATTACAATCTATATCTTAGACTTCCTCTACAGAGGTAGAGACTTTCAAAGGTTCTGGGTTCTTGAAGTGATTGCCAGAGCACCTTACTTTTCTTTTATAAGTGTATTACACTTTAGAGAATCACTGGGACTGAGAGGAGAAGATCATGTACACTTGATGAAGGAACATTTTTATCAGGCACTCAATGAAACAGAACATCTTGAAGAAATGGAGCTTAGAGAAGGTAACAGGTATTGGATTGACCGCTTCTTTGCCAAACATCTTGTTTTACTTTATTATTGGATTATGGTTGGGTACTATCTTCTTAGTCCTAAGAACGCTTATGACATCAACTTGAAGATAGAGAAGCATGCTTTTGAGACATATACAAAGTATCTTCTATATCATCCAGAAGATAAAAAGATAGCAGAGATAGCACAGGATGAATTAGAACATGCAAAAGAACTACAACATGCTATGATGATGATATGATATCAGTACATCAACATTGGGATCCATTGAAAGTATGTGCAGTGGGTAGATGCTATCCACCGCATTTTTTTTCTAGGATAAAAAATAGTAAAGTTCGTAATGCAATGGAGAAGATTGCAATCGAGACTGAAGAAGATTATCAGAAACTAATAAGCAAATTAGAAGAGTTTGATGTCACTGTTTTGAGAACAGATATAAGTGATGATCCAGAAGTATATGTAAATGATAAGATACCACAACCTTTAGGGGAAGGTCATGTGACAAAGTATCCTCCTATGGTTCCAAGAGATTATACTGCCATGATAGGTGGTACATTCTTTATGCCATCAAGAAACTATGGGGAGAATATTGACGTAAGAAACATATTTGATAGACTATGCACTTCACAGATGTCAGACTTGACTTATCGTGAGAAACTTATGGCAAAGATGTTAGAGGACATGCTAGAACCTCAGAAAAATTTGTCTACATCTATGTCATTATTCAAGTTTCGTACTCAAAAAAAATTTCATCATGGTACTAAAGTCTTAACAGGTATAGATTTTGATAAGATAAGAGATGAGATAATAAAAGCAGAGACCATGCAGATAGGTGCACCTAATAAGTGTCCTAACCACAGTGAATTTTATCCTTATGCTACGATAGAGAAGTGGTTGAAGGATAATAATGTGCCAATCATGTATGATCAGTACATAAACTCTGCTACTATGTTCAGAATTGGTAAAGATTTGTATTTTAGTTTCTGTCATGTTATCAATAAACTCAATCAAAAGAGTTTTGATGAGAAACTAAGAAGACTATTCCCTGATTATCGTATAAATTACCTCGCTAACACAGGACATAGTGATGGTAGTACATGTGTAGTCAAACCAGGTCTTGTAGTTTCACTAAAAGACACCGAAGATTGCAGTAAATTATTCCCTGACTGGGACATATGTAGTATAACAGGGGAGTCTTGGGACAAAGTAGATGGTTTTCTTAAGATGAAAGAGAAAAATAAAGGAAAATATTTCGTTGCTGGCGAGGAAGACAATGATGACTTGATAGAATATATGGATAGTTGGTTGTCACACTGGCAAATATACGTTGAGGAGTCAGTTTTTGATGTAAATATGCTAGTTATAGATGAAAATAATATTATATGCAATGGTTATAACGAGAAAGTGTTCAAATATTTTGAAAAACATGGTGTCACTCCACACATTGTAAATTTTAGACATAGATACTTCTGGGATGGAGGTTTACATTGCATAACCTCAGATATATCTCGTGAAGGAGACCGAAAAGACTACTTCCCTGACAGAAATTACGTTTCAGATCTTATAGCATGAAGGATTTACTCCAAGATTGGTTTGATTT